GTGACCTTCAATCTGACGGGGTACGGTACATGGGTCGTAACGGCGACGAAGGACGGGCAGACCGCGACCGAGAGCGTTGTCGTGGACGATGTGAAGCAGTATAAAATCTCGCTCTCCTACTTCTCCGCTACGCTGAAAGTAACCTCGGACTCCGGCGCTACCGTTACCGCCACGAACGGCACGAAGACCTTCTCCGGCACCGTGCCTTCGAGCGGCGTGCTCTCCCTGACGATTACCGCGTCCGGTACCTATACCGTTACCGCTACGAAGAGCGGAGAGACGACCGACTCCGTGAGCGTGGCAATCACGACTTCCGGGCAGACCTATTCCGTTGAGTGCCTGTTCTTCAACAGCGTGCTCTCTAAGAACACATGGGCGCAGATTGCTAAAGCCTCTGCCACGGGCAAGGCGTCTCAGCTCTGGTCTGTCGGCGACACGAAGGACATCACGGTCGGAAGCGAGACCCTGACGCTCGTAATTATGGGCTTCAATCATGACGACCTCGCAAGCGGCGGTAAAGCCGGTATTACCTTCGGCATGAAAAATCTTATGGCAACTACGCGCCGAATGAATGCCTCGAATACAAATAGCGGTGGCTTTACCGGCTCTGAAATGTACTCGTGGCTGCAAAACACGCTTTTGCCGACTCTGCCGTCCGACCTGCAGGCGGTGCTCAAGAGCGTCAATAAGAAAACCTCCGCAGGCAGTCAGAGCTCGACTATCAACACAAACTCGATGAAGCTCTTTCTCTTCTCTGAGATTGAGATTTTCGGCTCGACTACCTACTCGAAAGCCGGTGAGGGCTCGCAGTACAGCTACTTTGCTACCGCCGCGAACAGAATCAAATACCTCTCCAACGGCTCCGGGTCTGCGAACTGGTGGTGGGAGCGTTCTCCTCATGGGAGCACCTCCAACAACTTCTGCCATGTGAACGACAACGGCAACGCGAACTATATCCTGAATACTAAGACAGAAGGAGGTACCGAAAATGAGTAACAGCCCACTCGTAAACTATACGAAAATCTCGCCGAATAAATCGAGCCCCCGTAACCACAAAATCGATACCGTAACTATCCATTGCGTGGTCGGGCAATGCTCGGTCGAGACCCTCGGCAACGTGTTTGCACCTACTTCTCGGCAGGCGTCCAGCAACTACGGTATCGGGTACGATGGCCGTATCGGTATGTACGTTGAGGAGAAAGACCGCTCGTGGTGCTCCTCGAACGCGGCGAACGACAACCGCGCAATCACGATTGAGGTCGCCAGCGACACCAAAGAGCCTTACGCCGTAACGGAGAAGGCCTACGCCGCGCTCATCGACCTGCTCGTCGATATTTGCAAGCGCAACGGTATCAAGGAGCTCAAGTGGAAGGCCGACAAGTCTCTTATCGGTCAGCCGGACAAGCAGAACATGACCGTGCACCGGTGGTTTGCAAATAAGAGCTGCCCCGGTACATATCTCTACGAACGGCACGCTCAGATTGCCTCTGAGGTCAACAAACGTCTCGGGAGTACGAATATCAAGCCCGAGCCTGAAAAGCCGTCTGGGAGCTTGTATCGCGTCCAGACGGGTGCCTTTAAGGTCAAGGCAAACGCAGACGCCATGCTGGCTAAGGTCAAGGCGAAAGGCTTTGATACCTATATGGTGAAGGTCGGAGACCTCTACAAGATTCAGGTCGGCGCATTCAAGGTCAAAGCGAATGCGGAGGCTACGTTGAAGAAGCTGCAGGCGGCAGGCTTCTCGGCCTTCATCACTACCGAGCAGGGCGCGGCTGCGTGTGCCGGTAAATCGGTCGACGAGCTTGCCAGAGAAGTCCTGCAAGGCAAGTGGGGCAACGGCGCAGAGCGTAAGAAGCGGCTTGAAGCTGCGGGGTATGACTACGCCGCCGTACAGAAAAAAGTAAATCAGCTCGTCTAAGAGATAAGGCCGGAGTCGTTCCTTCGTGGGACGGCTCCGGCCTTTTACTATTTGCAGTAGAACTGCAATGAAAAGTTCGCAGAATCTCGGCAGTTTTGCGCGCTCCCTTTTCTTACCAAACACGGTAAAATAATAATTGTCAAGGGGAAAACCTTGACAAAGAAAAGAGCCCCCGTTGTTCCAGCAACGAGAGCTCAGAAAGGAGGTCAATCATGGACGGCTACCACACCGACTACGGATTCATGGGCTTGGTAAACGGAGAGTACATGCTCTTCGCGACCGACACCGAGTACCTTGAACACGTAACTGACGACTAACCTCGTCCGCTCGAGAGCTTGGCCGGCCGCAAGACCGGCTGAGCTCGAGAGTGTTCATATATTATATCGCATTCAGGCAAGGAAGTAAACCCTAAGGAGGTACCGATTATGATTTTTACTGTTTACGCAGATAAGGCCGAAGAAGTCAGCAAGCGCCTTGATAAGCTCGCTAAAAAGGCGGCCCGCTATAATGTTCCGTTCTCTTACACCATTTCTGATGAACACCCCGAAACGGTTAACGTCTTCGACGACGTCTCTCACAAAGCCGGCTCCTATAAGGTCGCTGCCGTTGATTTTGATATTGCTTGCGAAGAGCTTATCAAGTCGAACGGCTGGACCGTTCTCGCTAAGGTCGAGCATGGGGACAAGGGAAATGTCGTAAGCTGCTTCGGTAAGCAGAAAGCCCGCTCCGAGTGGTTTACCGCTGCTCCTCATTGCGACCATTGTAATACGAATCGCCAGCGCGCCGTTACCTTCTTCATTGAGAACGCCGAGGGCGATACTCGACAGGTCGGACGCGCTTGCCTGCATGACTACACCGGAATCAGCCCGGCGACTGCCGCTCTTTGGGCCGAGGTGAGAGACCTCTTTCCTGAGGACCTTGATTGCTCTATGACTGACTGGAATACCCGCCGGGGCGCGCAAATGTTTGAGGTCCGCCAGATTCTCGCCTGCGCTTATGACGCAATTCAGGAATATGGCTACCGCAAAAGCGACGAGCAGGATAGCACGCGGGAAGTTGTTCTTGATAAGCTCCGCGAGCAAGTAGCTGTCTCCGATAAAGCAATGTCGCAGGCCGAGCTTATCAATAACTGGCTGCTTGGCCTTGACTTTGACTCTGCAAGTGACCTCGAGCGTAACTGCTCTGTATTTGCTAAGGGCGAATATGTAACGGCTAAGCAGGTCGGCCGACTGGCGTACATGCCTCTCGCGTATGAGCACTATATGGAGCGCAAAGCCCGGGAAGAACAGAGAGCAAACACGGAAAATACTTCGGCGTATGTTGGAGAAGTGGGTACTCGTCTGACCCTCGACTTGACTGCTGCAGTGCTTCTCACATCATGGTATAACGACTTCGGTACTACCTATCTTTATAAGTTCGTTGATGGGGCAGGAAACGTCTTTATCTGGTACGCGTCTCGACCTATTGAGCTTCAAGAGCGTATGACCCTCAAGGCCACAATCAAAGCTCACAACGAACGGAACGGCGTCAAGCAGACTGTTCTCACGCGTTGCAAGGTGGTTGCGTGATTGACTGAAAGCGGTAGAACTGCAATGAAAAGTTCGCAGAATCCCGGCAGTTTTGCGCGCTCCCGGAATCAGTAAAACGCGGCATAATAAATAATGTCAAGAGGATAAAACAGAATGCGGACAGCACCGCCCAGCTCACGAGCTTCAAGCGGTAAGCGCGCTGCGAAAGGTAACCTCTTGACATTAAAAACAAGGAGGCAACAATATGAAAGTTTACATCGTTCAGGTGATTCCTGAGGCGAGTCTCGGGAAAGTCAGTCAGGAAGGCTACTCGACCTTAGAAAAGGCACAGGCCTTTGTCGAAAGCCGCTCCGACCGACCGCAGCAGGTCTCGCCGTATCTTTACCGCACGGCAGACTTCACCGACTACCTCATTTACGAGGTCAATATCGTCTGAGAAAGATTCGCCCGCAAGGGCGTTTCTTTCGGGCTGATTACTTTAATGCACTACTTTATTAAAGGAGGCAAGTCAATGACAAAAAGAGTCGGGAAGACCGACGACCAACCTTTTGTAAAGCTCTTCCGTGAGCTTACATATCGCTGGACTCCGTGGGAGGTCTGGCAGGACTTCGTTACGATGTATGCTTGCGCTATCTCGAATGCGGTCGACAAGTCCCACTTTGAAAAACGCGAGGAGCTCTACCTCAAGCGGATTCAGAAGTACAACAAGAAAGAGCAAGAGATTTTTCCTCAGCTCGCTGCGGAAGTGGTCCTTGCTCTCGAGAAGAATCCGGAGCAGGACTTCCTCGGAAGTATCTTCATGGCGCTTAACCTCGGCAATGATTCCGGCGGGCAGTTCTTTACGCCCTATGATGTTTGCCGAATGATGGCGGAAATGACTTGCGACAACGTGCTGCCGACTATCGAGGCAAAAGGTTATATCTCAATTAACGACTGCGCTTGCGGCGCCGGCGCTACTCTGATTGCTGGAGTTCATGCCGCAGCTAAGCAGATAAGCAAGGCGGGTCTGAACTGGCAGAATCATATTCTCGTGACCGCGCAGGACGTTGACTACACCGTAGCCTATATGTGCTATATCCAGCTCTCGCTTCTCGGCGTCGCCGGTTATATCAAAGTAGGCAACTCGCTTACCGAGCCCATGCGCTCGGACGACTCATTGGAGAACTACTGGTTTACGCCGATGTACTGCTCCGATGTGTGGACTATTAGAAGGCTTCTCAAGGGCAGAACGCTCTTATAAGCAAATATATTTTTCAGGAGGTTTTTATTATGGCAACTATCACAACGAAAGAGACCCGCGCCTTCAACTGGGCGAATCCGGGTACGCTCAAAGTCGGCGATGAAATCGTCGAGACTCTCAAGGACGGCCGCGAGGTCGTGTTCGTCGTCATGGACGACGGCGTTATCGGGCTGAAGAATCTGCTCGGCTACCACTGCATGAATGAGGACTGGACCAACAAAGGCGGTTGGCTTGCCTGCGATATGCGCCGCTACCTCAACAAGGAAGTTATCGCGTTGCTCCCCGACGAACTCGTCGCGGCTATCAAGCCCCGCAAGTTCGGCGAAGAGGAGGACAAGCTCTGGCTCTTCTCCGAGATGGAGGTCTTCGGCGAGTATGACTGGACCGAGAAAGACCCTGACCGCGGCTTCCAGTTTGAGTACTTCAAGGACCGCCGCAATCGTATCAAGGTCGACGAGGACGGAGATGCGGCCTGGTGGTGGGAGCGTTCTCCTTATGGGGGCAACTCCAACAACTTCTGCATTGTGAACGCCAGCGGCAGCGCGGGCTATAGCAACGCCGGCACCACCGACGGCGTTTGCTTCGGCTTCTATATCTAATCATCAATCTATGAATCCGCGGGGCCTTGTGCCCCGCGGTGAAAGGATAACGATACTTTGGGACTTAAAGATTTGCGGCTTGCGAAAGGCTATAGCCGCACTGAGCTGGCGAAAGTCAGCGGAATTCGTTATCAGAAAATCCGTGATATTGAGGTCGGTATTATCAAGCCCGAGAATATCACGCTCAAAACGGCTCTCAAGCTCGCGCAGGCTCTCGACTGCCAGCCTGAGGACCTGACAAAACCGGATAAGGAGGAAAGCGATGTATGAGGAACTGAGAAAGGCCTTCGTCAAACGCCTTACCGTGGACAGTCTTCACCATGACGCGCGGCGTAAAGACTTCAATCAAGCTATCTTTGACGCCGACGAAGGCTTTGCGTGCTTCAACGGAACGGACCTCGATATGGTCCTTGAAAAGTTTGATGCCGCAGTCCGAGACTTGACTATTTACCAAAAGCGGTAGAACCGCAACGAAAAGTTCGCAGAATCCCGGCAGTTTTGCGCGCTCCCTTTTTCTACTGAACACGGTAAAATATAATTGTCAGTTGGAAAACACTGGGAATTACAAAGGAGGCAAACATAATGAAAGACATGAGCATTATCGCTAACAAGAAGATTATCAACAAGGAGACCAACGAAGTCCGTCTGGTCGTGAGCATTGACGAGGAGAATCGCAAGATTCACTCCGTCCCCGCGGACGAGCCTAACGCCGAGCCGAGTATCATGGCTGCTGCAAGCTATGACCGTCGCTGGAAGCTCTACGAGGAGCCTGAGACCGAGGCCGCTGAGACCGAGGCTGCTGAGCCCGAGGCTAACCACGACGCGCCTATGAAAATGTCGGACGTCGTTACTAAGCTCGAGAGCCTGTTCGACATTCTGAATCGCGTCTACTTCGACAACGCGCTGCCGAAACCGGTCATCACCGTTCAGTCTACCCCTAAGGCTTACGGTCATTGCTCTACTAAGAAGATTTGGAAGAGCGAGAGTGACGGCCAGTATGAAATCAACATCGGCGCCGAGTTCCTCAATCGCCCGTCTGCTAATACGGCTGCGACGATGTGCCATGAGATGGTCCATCTTTACTGCCTCGTGAATGAGATTCAGGACACTTGCCAGAAGGGCCGCTACCACAATAAGACCTTCAAGGCCGAGGCTGAGGCGAGAGACCTTGAAATCGGGTACGACCGTACCGTGGGCTTTTCCCACACAAATCCGACCGAGGCCTTCAAGAAGACCCTCGAGGACAACGGCTTCGTACTTGAGGTCCCGTTCGCCCGCGTTATGCCCGAGGAGAAAGCAAAGGCCGAGCGCGAAAAGCCTCACCGCTACGTTTGCCCGGTCTGCGGGCAGGAAGTTAAGACGACCGCCGACCTCAGCCTCATTTGCGGTATCTGCGAGGTCGCTATGGAGAGGGCTGACTAAAAGGACTCCAGAATGGCCCGTATCGCGTCCAAAGTTTTCAGAGGGTAAATCTAAGGGCCTCTGGGCTAAAACGCGATACGGGAGGTCTGGGGCTTGCCCGGGGAGGTTTATATGAGAGACGAAGAGTACCTCTTCAAAGAAGATGTACGAGAAAAGGCGATAACAGCTCGGAGCGCTAAGAAGCGCCCCCGGCATAGCGGTTGCCGCCTACCGCAATATACGGCAAAGGAGATGAGAGAGATGAGCGGTCCTACCTACACGCTCAACCTGAAAAAGCGTATCACCTACGCAGAGTTCAAAGCCCTTCCTGAGGGCTTGCAGAAGAGCTACGTGCAGAACATTATCGACAAGTACCGCGTCGGACCTTCGGCACTTGCCGAGCTTATGGGCGCGAACGCCGGCGCGGTCGGCGTTTACCTGAGCAAGAGAGGCTTTTCCTTCAAGCGAGGTTTTCAACCTACGAAGGACGACCTCGAAAGATTCCGTGAGGACTACGGTATCAGCACGAATGCGCCGACAAAAAAAATAACTTTGGAGAACTTCTCGTTCTGCTTCTCCGGAGCCTTCAATGCGGCGAGCTTTGTAAAGCAAATCAAGGCCTTCGTCCCCGAAGGACAGCTCCTGCGGGTCTCCGTAGCAGTCGAGGTAGTCGAGCCCGAGCCCTCTGCTACTGAGCCTGCTACCGAAGAAAGTCCTTGATTCGCAAGGCTTTTGGCTATCTGGTAGTACTGGTAGTTCGTAAAACCTGAAAAGATTTTTCCAAAAAGTAAAGGGACTCAAAGCGCAATCTCGTCGCTCCCTCGCATTACATGTATATATAAGGAAAATTCGTTAAAACGGACTACCGACTACCAAAAGAAAAAGGACAGGCTCAAAGCCTATCCTTAATCTGGGTCGCAAGTACGAAACCGTAAGACAAGACGACTATCGTCACCTCAGGGGTTCGACCTGCGATTAAATTGGTGGAGGCGGCGGGAGTCGAACCCGCGTCCGAAAGCACTTTAACAGGACTTTCTCCGGGCGCAGTCAGGATTTAAACATTCCCTCCGTGCAAGGACACCTGACGGACCTTACGCTTTGGTAGAGTCATGATGCGTGGGCAGGTCAACTCTTTCCCGCCTCACGGACGCCACGTTTACGACGCCTTCCCCGGTCCGTGGCCTCTCCGGTTCAGACGGCCGCCTACTTAGGCAGCGAGAGCAACTTCGTTGTTGTTCTTTAATTTATAAGTTACCCGTTTTATAGAGGCCAGGCGCCTCTGCCCGCTTATCCTGCCTCCACACCCCCGTCGAAACCGGTACGCCCCCGTGTGAGCGGCGCACAATAAGTGCGCCGCGAATACGGGAAACCCGTCAGGTATGCGAAAGCAAAAGGAAACGAAATTACATCTTCTCCGGATCGGGATAGTCAACGCCCTGCGTATCCACGCGGATGGTCTTGATGACCTGTGGCTTTTTCGGCATGTCGTTGTACATGTTGCGGTTCACACGGGAGATGTCCACAGCGGCCTGCGCATTCTCGGTGATCTTACCAAACGCCGCATACTGACCGTCAAGGTGCGGCGCGTCGGCCACCATGATGAAAAACTGGCTGCCCGCGCTGTCGGGGATCATCGTGCGCGCCATCGAGAGAACGCCCAGCGTGTGCTTAAGATCGTTCTTGAAGCCGTTGGCGGAAAATTCACCCTTGATCTCGTAGCCGGGGCCGCCTGTGCCGTTGCCGTCCGGGTCGCCGCCCTGGATCATAAAGCCGGGGATAACGCGGTGGAACACCACGCCATCGTAAAAGCCGGAGTTTGCCAGCGCGATGAAGTTATTGACGGTGTTGGGCGCGATCTCTGGATAGAGTTCGCCGCTCATCACCGCGCCGCTTTCCATTTCGATGGTCACGATCGGATTTGCCAT